GTAGTGGAGAATTACCTTGCCTTGCGCTTTATACCCCCTTAAATGGCGGCGTATCGCGCTTGTGGCAACTGTGACATAATCACGTTTCATTTTGTTGTATGCCATTGGGTGCCGTTCTGCTTCTCTTAGTAAATCATTCAAGCCGGGAAAGCACTTTTCTTTGTAATACGAACCGTTAATAATGAACTGTTTACCAGTAGGAACGGCCGTAGCGTTTTCTGAATTTCTCTCTTGCTTCATCAAGCGTCGCCCCCTTTGCACATTCGTTTCTTTCGTATATAGCCTGTCCAAACATCTTCGATAGTTTTTCTGCCATCGGGTTGTCATGCACCTTCTCAGATATATTCCCGATGGTGTGGCAATAATCACAAACGGTTGCTTTTAATCCGTCGGCTTCTGCCAATTCCCTTAATCCTCTTCCGAAAATAAAGTGGTGTTCAGACAATGCCGGTTTCCCGCAGAATATGCAGTAACCGCTATACCTCTTCTGCATGATTGTTGATTCTGTCTTTGGCATGTTATTCTCCTATCAAATCCATATAGTTAATAGGTCCGGTCAACATCCTTGTCGCTTTGCAATAATCACACTTTTCACACCTAATCGGCTCAACCTCTCCACGCTTAACCATAAGGACACTTTCCATGTTCATTTCAATTTCGTTTAATGCGTGGTCTAAAGTCTGTTGGTCGATGTAAACAACTGCTATTTCCGGACTATCCTCTTTCGTAACAACCGAAATGTAGCAAGGCAATTTTTTTCCAGTATTAACTTCAACAATCTTCTGATACACCGCAAGTTGAAGTGTATATGCCCAATATTCAACAAAGGAAGCATAGCCATAATCCTGTACCTTCCACGCCTTATGAATATCAGCAGACGTTTTCAAATCAACGATTGCTACGTCCGGAGTATAAGAATCCATCTTGATTTTCCACTCGCAACCAAAAAGATAACCGGTCATAATTACTTGTTTTTCTCCAGACAATGTGGACATAAAGTATTCGTCCTGTTCACATCTTGCAATCATTTTGTCCGCCTTTTTATACTTCGCAAGCAATCTGACTTCGCCCTTTTTATCTGGCTTTGTGAAACACTCCGGATGCTCTTTCAAGAAATCGTCCAATGTACCTTCAAAGTAAGCATCTACATAACTACCAACAAGCATTGCTTCTGTTGTCTCTTCTTCATACTCTCCATTCAATTTTGCCATCGCCCGCGCTTCGCAACCGATTACTCCCATGTGTCCGACAAAATCCAAATACTGATGCACTGACATATAGCGCGAATCCGCTTCGGGGGAATAATAATTATCTTGTGTTAATGCAAAATCACTCACTTTCTAACTCCTTCCTTTCGCTTTCAGCAAGCATCACGGCATTAAAGATAATCTCAAACATACGCTTTGCCACATCTTGATTGTTTGTTCTCAATCCAATGCAAGTTGAATGACCGTACATGATACGAACAATATCCCTTACATCTCCGTATATTTTATGTGCCTTATATGGACCGAACATTTTGTTTAATTTACCACCTTCATTCACATATTCCTCACACGCAAATTTAAGGCACTCCGGTCTTTTCTTTTCTTCTTTCTGCGCTTCGATTTCGGCAAGCAATTCAGATTTTAATTCTTCTTTCATACGTTCGTATTCTGTCATAACTCCCCCTACTTAAATGCGTCCGGCATATCCATTGACTCGATATCGTCCACAAGTTCCGTCACTTCGATTTCTTCAACCTCAATCTCTTCTACTTCTCTAACAGAAAACGCATCCACTAATTCTTCGGGGGCGTTCTGGCGGTTAGTTACTTGTGAATCGCCGCCTTCATCCCACGCCTTCTGTGCTTCAATGGTTTCAAAATCGGTTTCAATATGCTTGCACAATCTTCGCAAAACAGTTTTCTTTGCCATTTCATCCCAACTGTTTTTCCATGCCTTAGAATTGGCCGCCTTTGAATAATTGTTGCGAACATCGTTAATATCCTTTTTGCTCATAACCTCATATTCCATTCCGCCGTCCTCATAAAGAACCACGGCGAACGCACCCAATATTTCTCCGTTGTTGAATGGCACTGGCTTAAAATCAACACTCGGTTGTCCATCTATAACCTTCTCTTCAAACCAATCGCCATCGCGTACAACCTTTGCATAAATATCCTTAATCGGTCGGATAGCATACCTCTTAACGAATTTTTTCTCGCCCTTATAATCCGTCTGGAACTGTACTGTATTACCATAAGGAATCAAGTAACATTCCTTGCGGGAAAAATCCAATCCGAGATAAGCACCCTTTACCAATCCTTGAATCACTTCTGCCCTGTTTACCTTCATTAATTCCGGCTTCTCGTTTGCAACCGCCAGACAATTCTGTACAAATCTTTCTCTGTTAAAATCCTTCGGTAAAGCAGACTCTACCGCTACAAGTTTGTCCGATAACTGGTCGGAAAACTTTACTGCTACTTCATTACCCATTTAATTACGCCCCTTCCTTATAATCTGGATAAAACCATTTCAAAAACTTTTCTTTTGCTTCTTTGTCGTTTTCGATATAATCCAATACATTCTCTAAAAAAGAATCTCTTGTAATTGAATCGTTTAACACGTTTTCCGTTGCTACTTCCATCAAATATTCTTCATGGACGAAACCGCCCCAACGGTCAAATTGTCCTCTTGGAATATCTTCTTTTTCCATTGACTCCCATTCAGAATCAACAACCATTCTGTTTTCTATCTGACCCATTGTTTACTAATTCTCCTTAATCCGAGCGCGGCATCGTGGAATGCTTCACTCATTATTCCGCTTCTAATATGCAATTCCGTTTCCATAACGCTTGTATTTAATGCCGATGCAACAACTTCCTGTTCTTGCCTATTCATATTTTCGATACGCTCTTTTAGTATCTCTATTTCTGCCAAAGTCAATTCTGGCTGTTCAATTTTATCTGCCATTTACAATCCTTTCCTTCTGTGCTAAAATACAGAAAAAGTTAATATTAGCGTGTTAATTTTTTTAGGCCATGTGTAAGTCGCGTTATACATGGCTATCCTTTTGCGTCAAACAAATAAACGACTACATCTTTCCTTCCGAAACTTATTGCTTCGTCATAATCCGGAATATAGATATCAATACATGTTCCGTTCTTAATGCGGTAATCTCCGCCCGTGTCCTCAATCTCATAAATCCCTATGTAATCAAGCGGTTCTCCGTTTTCATCTGCTTCATAGACTACTGCGGTTTTACCGATATACTCTTTCGCCATCGCCGCATATCCAACTCTTACAGGCTTACCAGTGCAAGTAGTTGTGCCGTAGCAGTACGCCGTTGCTTCGATATCCAGTCTGATTGCATCCGGATATGGATTAAGTTCTTCTAAATAATGTGCGGGTTCAAAGTCTGTATCTGGCATTACTCCCATTGCTTCTGTCTCATTGTCGGTCGCGTTTTCAACAATGTACTTTGAATAATCAATTTCCTTTGCGTGGACTTCTTCTTTTGGCATTGCCGATAATGTGAGTGGAACTGCTAAAATCGCAAGAACAATTCCGATACTCCATCCACCAAAGAATGAACCCTTTACTGTTTTGTTTCTTGTTTCAAGTGGTGCGATTTCCTCTTGCTTCAACTTGAAATAATTAGATAGTGAAGCAACTATAAACTTTGAATTTCCATCCCCGTAAATGAAATGGTTCATGGTTTTTGGTTTTACTCCACACGCTTCTGCCAACTCTTCTATTGACAACCCTTGTGATTTTCGCATCGCGTTAATCTTCTTGCGGAATATGTGGTACTCTTCTTCGGTCAACCGAATCTGCAAGTAATGTGGTATCATAAGCAAGCCGCCCTATCCCTTTCCTCAAATCTCAAGTACATCGCTAGTTGTTGCATTTCCCATAAAGTGAACTGACTCGGTTTCTTTTTCTTCCGGCGGAATGTCTGAACATGGATATTTAACCGGTCCGCAACTTCCGCATCTTCCTTATTCAGTTCAATCATGTAACGCTCGATTATCGCGTGTACTTTTCTCTCTTTTTTAGTCTGTGCGTCCAGACTCTTTACTCTTGGCATTTCTACCCCTTTCCTGTTTTTCCAATAAAATACTCGATAGGCACACCGAAATAATTTGCAAGAATAACCAACTTATCAATCTTTGGATTGCTTCTGCCAGACTTCCAATAAGAAAGTGTATTCTCTCCGATGCCAGTATCTTTCGACACTTGATATGAAGTCTTACCCGTCTTTTTTAGTAGTGCTTCATACTTCTTGTACAAATACATCACTCCCTTCCAATATGTAGTGGTTGCATATACTTCACAAAAGTGATATACTTCAATTACCAAACAGAAGTAGTATCAATTTATGAACGTACATATTTCATAATTACATAGCGATATTGTGCTTTCGTTTTATGAAGTACAGTCTCACTATACACCATGTTTCATAAGCCGTCAACACTTTTTGCTTATGTTTTTTGAAGTATGTCGTTTTTTGTGAAAGGTGGACAAAAAATGTATAGTGTTTTTGAGAATTTACTACAAAAATATGGAGTATCTACCTACAAAGTTTCTAAAGAAACAGGCATAGCGCAATCAGTTTTCAGTTCATGGAAAACAGGAATAAGCACACCTAAACAAGACAAAATGCAGAAGATAGCAAACTATTTTAATGTGTCTGTGGAATACCTAATGACAGGGAAAGAAACAAATAATGAAACACCATATTACATAAACGACGACGCGCGAGAAATGGCCCAGTTTATGTTCGAAAATCCAGAATACAAGGTACTTTTCGATGCTTCGCGCAAGATAAGTAAATCAGACATAGAAACTGTTAAGGCTATAATGGATAAATTTAGAAGCGCTGAATTTGATTGATGCACGTTATAATGGACTCCTACTGTGATACTGTTTCTATGCGGAAGGGGTGCACAAGTTGGAAAATATATATGTAAGGTATATTGCTCTGCCGGCAACTGTAAAATCATACGTTGTTGCTAATCCAGACGGAACATATACAATAATCTTAAACAGCAACTTAAATTATGAGCAGAATATGAAATCGTATTTACATGAAATGGAACATATTTCTAATGGGGATTGTGATAAGAAGTGTTCTGCCGATTGGATTGAGATAACAGCGCATAGCGCATAAGAAAATAAAAACCGCCCTTGCGCCAACAAGAACGGTTTAGTGACACATCCGAAGATGCACACCTAAGTCATGGAATATTGTAGCATTTTCGGACACCCAAAGTCAACGGAACACATGTTTTCGTTGGGGTGTATTTTTTATACCCAAAATCAGAAAGGAAGTGCTACGATGGCAAGAAAAAGAAAAGGCGAATTACCAAGTGGAAATGTCCGAAAATTGGTTTATGTTGGAATGGAAAAAGTGCGCGATGAAAACGGGAAATGCATCATAGACCCCAAGACCGGCAAGCCGAAAGAGAAACGCAAATATATATCTGTAACCGCAAGTGATTCCGCAGAAGTGGAATTTAAAAAGTCACAACTAAAACTGGAACTGGCGACAAACAAGAAAAAGAAAGAGGTAAAAGATATTACCCTATACTCTGCCATTGACGAATACATTGAATCAAGAATCAGACTTAATAAATCTCCAACCACTATTCAAGACTATAAAAGCATTCAAAAAACAGCCTTTCCAGACATTATGCACATGTCTATAAAAGAATTTGACGAAGAGATATTGCAAGCGGCAGTAGATACAGAATCAAAACGATTTTCTACAAGAAGAACCAAGAACCCAAAAACCATTTCTGCCAAGCGTTTAAAGAATGAATGGGGTTTAATATCAAGTGTTATTAAACGAAACAGGCCGGACATTAACACCGCGTCAATAGAACTTCCACAATGTATTGAGCGTGTTGTAGAACTCCCACCCGCCGAAAAGGTTATTGAAATAGTAAGGGGAACGGAAATTGAACTCGCCGTATTGCTTGCGGCATGGTTGTCGTTCTCTCTATCAGAAATACGCGGCCTTACCAAGTCAAAGTCAATAACACAAGACGGAAATTATATGCGAATAAACGAAGTAATTGTAATGGTTGATAACAAACCGGTTATAAAGGAAATTGCAAAGAATCCTACCAGAAACAGGAAACACAGAATACCAGACTATATAAAGTCATTAATAGACAAAGTGGATGGGGATTATTTAGTCCCGTTATCCGGCACAAAGATATACAAAGAATGGATAAAAATTCAAAAGAAAAATAACATGAATCCGATAACATTCCATGATTTAAGGCACTTGAACGCTTCTGTCATGGCGTTGCTAAAAATACCGGACAAATACGCACAAGAGCGCGGCGGTTGGAAAACAGACGATGTAATGAAAAAAGTATACACACAAACATTCGCTGAAGAACGTGTTAAGGTTGACGATAAAATGGACTCATACTTTAACTCGTTTGTTCAACCTACGGAAAATACAAACGACGCAAAATACAAATCCTTCTTAGAACTATTTAATTTACAAGATTCCGAACATTCGCGCACCCTGTTTGAGGGAATTTGCAACACGAAATGCTACACGGAAAATTAAAACCCCTGTAAATACAAGGGTTTTAGCAATTTTATCACGGGTCCGATTCCCGTCAGCAGCTTATTTTATTAAACCCAGTAAACATCGGAAGAAACGCTTGTAACACCGATAAACACTGGGTTTTTTAATTATCTTTTTGTTTTATTTTAAACAATTTTGTTAATATAAAAACAAATATGTTAGGGAAAATGCAACACGAAATGCTACACGAAAAACAAAAAACCGGTAAGGATTTCTCCCTACCGGTTTCTTATTTTACCATTTCAAATTCTTTGTTGAAAATCCGAACTGTTCTACTACTCTGTTCTTTTCTTCTTCTGTCCAATTCTGCATCTTTAAATACGGAATCAGTTCGTTTGTCTTTGTGATTTCTCCATTTCCGTCTGCGTCTGCATAACTCGCAATTTCTAACGCTTGCAATCCGCCACTTACATACAACTCACGGTTCGCTTTGCTCTGCTTTAATCCCAAAGAACTAATAGCGTCGCCCGCATCCTTATATGCGTCTGCGCCGTATGTGTCAATAAACTCTAATGAACTATCATAATTAGAATCTATTCCATATGAATTTGCAAGTTGCTTTCCGCTCAAATAATTCACAACACCGCGAACGCCATCAGACTTATATACCGATGCCAACTTATTATCAGACGAATATCCAACAACCATCTTTTCTTTTACTACCGCCTTCATAGCAGAATAAACATCGCTCAACACTTCCGCTTTTTGCTCATCGCTCAATCCACGATAGAAGTCGGATTCAATTACTGCCCTTGCCGTTTCTGCGTTCTTGCTACCAAGTTCAACTTGATATTTGTAGAACCGTTCGTCGGTTGCTTCATAACCATTTTTGCTTGTAAGGTCTTTTCTGTTTGGTGTTGGAAGGAATGCAATGTTGCTTCCGGTAGACTCAAACAAGCGCATCGCTTCATCATTAACAACACTGTCTTGCAACTCGGTGTATTTGCCCGGAATAATCATGTTCTCAACAATACGACTACCCAAGTCGCGTCCTTGATTATTCAACATAACGTTACCTTCGTTGTCAATCTTTGGTTGCAACTCTTCTCTTAACACCGGTAGACTTGCCATTAAATTGTTCTGCCAGTATTCCCTGTCTCCGTTAGAAATATTACGTTGATACTCGTCTGCTGTTTGAACGCCCTGTCTAAGAAGTGACGGAATAGCCTGTCCAAAACCACTTGTTAAAGCATCCTTTGCGTTGGCAAGTAAGTTTTGTTCTGACGAATAACTTGTATTACCGCCAAACATACGGTTCATGCCTTGCAATGTGGATGTATTTAGAAGTGTGTTTGCACCAGTCAATGCGCCTTGTACACCCGCACTTAATGGGTTTTCTACGTCTGCGTCGTATGCTTCTTTAAAAGCCGCCGCCGCAACTAAATCGTTTCCAAGTACAGGCAACCACGAAATATCGAAATTGCCTTCCTTTCCACCGATATTAGTTCTTAATGCGTATTCTTGCATACCGGCCTGTTTCTGCGCGTTCGCCATATCTTTGTCGTCGGAATATCCGCCGGTAATCAACCCGTTGTCGTAAGCGGCAATACCGCCCGCAAACAATCCAGTACCAAGAATATTGCGTCCGGCTTCATCAACAAATCTCTGCTGATTGAAATTACCTTTTCTTAATTCTCCTACGGTATTAACAGTATTCTTTACTAATCCGTATGGGGAATACTCTAACGAACGAGTGATAATATTACCCGGCGTTCTTGTAAATGGCATTACAAATTGAGATAAAACATCCGTTCCCGCAAAGCCTTCTGAGAATTTTCCAACTGCGCTCTTTAAACCTTCCAACGCTTTTGCCATTGCCGCATCGTCTTGATATGTAGCAGTTAATCCATCTAACTTGGCGGCCATTTCTGCCATAACATTAAAATCATCATCAGACAATTTCATAACTTCTTCGCCAAGCAACCCGCGAGCGCGCAAGTCGTTTAACTCGGACAATCTCTGTTTGTATGCCGCTTCATAGAATGGACGGTCGCCGACAGACAATCCGTGTTTAGTCAAGTCGTCGATTTTATTCAACGCCTTTGTAATCACGTTGTTACCCTTAAACGGATTTGAGTTCGAATAAATTGCATCCGCAATGGTGTTCTGCCCACTTTTCAGTGTATGGATTCCCTTCTGCATATCTCTTGCTTCGTCGGTAATACCCTTTGCCAAACCACTAAAAGCAGACGCAATCTTGTCTGTTTTCCATCCGGTTCTTGTACGCTGTCCAGTAAGTTTACTAACAGCATTGTCAATTCCCGCAGTAATAGGTTGTCTGATAAACTCCATAGCGTTATAACCCAAGTTACCGCCCGCGTTACGTGTAATAAGTGTACGGAAGTTTAAAAGCATACTGTCCATAAGATATGATTTTACAATACCCTTTAATGACTTAGGCGTGTTCTTGTTTACGATTTTTCCAATCTGTGCAAACGCTTCTTTTCCGGCGCGTGAGTCAATACCCTCTCTAAACGCAGTGTCCGCAAGTTCGTAAATCTCTTTTTGCAGTTCGGTTGTCAACTCGTCCATAATCTTAACGGCCTGTTTGTCTCCCAACTGTTTAGCAATCTTCTGCTTTATATTTTTGAATGTGTCTGCAACAACGCCCTCTGGCGTGTTTCTACTCCATTTTGCAAACGCTTGAATCGCCTGTCCGTTCTTTGTGCCGGTTTCTTGTATCTTCTTGAATACAGCACTTGCCTGTTCCCACAAATCCGAACTGTCCGTCGCGCGCGCTTCATTAACAAGTTTGCGATACATAATCATCATGGTATCAACGTCTGTTCCTGTAAAGTCGTCCGCCTTCATAAGTTCGTCATACCACCATTGAGAATCAGTTGCAATTCTGTTTATAGCACCTTGCATGGATTCTTTTTCTGTAATTTCTTTATATACAAACTTGCTTTCATCCAAGTATTCACTTGCCAACTCTTTTTTAGAGTTTACACCGCTTTTTTTAAGCGTATTACTTCTAGTCTTAGATACCTTATAATTGCCATCAACCGGAATGTCAATACTTTCGGCTGTTGGTGCAATTCCGATATCTTCTGCAATAGTTTTAGGCGGTGTATTCAACTTGTTATACTGCTCGTTTGCAGATTTCATAAACGCATCGTATACATCATCTCCAAATAACATGTTGGAATCATATGGAGTCTCTACATTTGTCATAGCGTCTTTGTGTTTTACCGACTGCGCGTATTCCACAATCCCCTTATATTGGTCTGCCGGATTATCTGGATTCATACCACTGTTACGCATGAACGCTGACAACTTACCGCCCATATCGGTATCAATTTCGCCGAAAATTTCATCGAGTGGAGTGCCGCTATTCTTCGCAAATTTTCCAGAACCTATACCAGAATAAATAGAATCATTAATTGCCTTTATGGTTTTATAATTAGCATCTGCCATATTAGCATCGGAAATATTTATCTTCTTTCCTTTTAAGGCATTGTAGAACTCGTCAAATAATTGTTTGCTTCCATTATCTTCCATTCTGGAGTAAGACGCATTTCCTTTTAACAAGTTATCTATTTCGACCGTCTTGTTATTAAAGGCATCCATCAATTCCAATAATTCTTGTTTGGATTGTGTGTTATTTACTCTGTCCACATAAGAATATAACTCTTTCAATTTAGAATCTACATCTGCGGCAACTGCGTCGTTTACCTTCAATCCTTTGTAAGAGTCTTGAATCTGTTTTGACAGATTAGATGGTGTATTGACTGGTTTAGGAATATCTTTTGCCACAACAGTATTTTCAATATTTTGTGGTGCGTTGGTTAAATCGTCTGCTTGCTTTGCCACTTGCTCTGGCAGTTTATCAGACTGCTTTGCGATAGTTTCAACCTCTTCCACCACATCATCGCCAAGTTTAGGAAGTTTGGTATTCTTGACCGTCTTTCCGCCAAAAATCTTGTTTATTAATGGTTTAGCAACTGTCTCCCCACCAATATTGTACGCAAGATTAAGGCCTATGTTTTTGCCCGCTTCTTTTGCCACTTCGCCCGCATCCATTCCGGAACGCGCATTATCAATGGTCGTTGGAACTGTATCTAACGCAATATCCAATGTCATATCGCCTAATACGTTTGCTGTGCCGTTTGCCAACTTTTGGTTTTTGATAACCTTAGAAACGCCCTGTGTGATTTTTCCACCCTCTCCAAGAAGTCCAAGTCCTTCTAACAACTTTGTACCAACCGCATATTCTCCAAGATTTGTTCCGATATTTCCAGCCCAATACGCGCCCTTGTTCTGTGCCTGTGCGTTTTGGGTTGTCCTATCCATGAAGTCAGAAAAACTTTCGTCCGTTCCGGCAAGTTTAGAAACTCCATCCATCGCATATTTGTAAAATGGAAGCGCATCAATAAAACCAGACATCACGGCCGCACCGGTATGGCTCTTATTATATAAGTCGGTCATACGCTTATACTCTTCGTCGCTACCATCGAATTTACGGTTGTGTACTTCGCTCATAAAAGCATCCGTCAATTCTTTTGCTTCCTTCTTTTCCTCTTTTGACATTTTGTAGGAAGGATTCAACCACTTATCAATCTTATCTTCTTTGGTTGTTTGCTGTGCCAATGGCGCACTTGGTTGCACCTTGTTCAAGGCGGGTAATTCCGCCTTGATGTTGGTGTTATTTTGAACCGGATTTTGTACTGTAAGTTGGGTGGTATTTTTTCTGTTATCAAGTGCCGCTTGGGTCTTTGAACCATCTACAAGACTAATCTGCTTTTCGATTTCTTCCAATGATAAACTAAATTTACCCATTTACTTTTCTCCTTAACTCAACTGATTTAAGATGTTCTGAATATCCTGTGCGCCCGCGCCCCTCTGCGCTAACAATCTTGTGATTGCTGTTGGTGCATATCCTTTGCTTGCCATTTCCTGTGCCTGTTCTGTTAATCCGGCAATTCTAGCCGCCTGTGTCGCATTTCCCATGTCGTTTACTTGTTCTGTATTAATATACGCCACATCGTTGATTGCCTCGGTTGGAACGCCTTTATATGCCGCTTGATTAGCAAGTGCGTTCTGAATCTGTTGCATGAATCCACTTCCGCTTGATAACAATGAAGATAAGTCTGCATTTGTGTTATCAAGACTTAACTGTGCGATTGCGTTTGCTCTTGCAGTTTCCGCATCTGCTAATGCGTTGTTGTAATTCTGTTCGATTGACGCAAGATTTGTCTGTAACGTATTGTTAAGGCTTGTAAGGTTGTCGTTCAATGTGGTGTTGATGTTGTTGCGCGCGTTGCCGTAGTTGTTGTGCAATCCGGCTAATGTAGATTCTGTTGCGCCACCACTGAATCCCTGTGCGCTTAATTGTTGTCCGAGTGTTTTCTGTGTGAGCATCTTATTTACATACGCTTCTTTCAACGAACGCGCCGCATCTCTCTGCAATTCATTCGCAGAATTGTTATACTGATTTCTCAAACTATTTACGCTTGAGTTGTAGTTTCTGCCTAAGAGGTTTTTCTTTTGGTTGTATGCGTTATCAACACTGTTAATTGCATTGTTTAAAGCGGCCTGTTTTTGTGCCAACACCGCTTCTGCAATCATAGCGGAATAATCTGGCGTTGCTGTGCTTGCAGACGAACCACTACTGCTACCGCCCGAAGTCGGCTTTTTTGTTGTTGTACTGCCAGATGTGGATGTTCCGCTAGTTCCGCCGGATGTGCTTCCACTGTACGCATTGCCATAACCATTCGCCCATCCGGATGTAGAACTTGGATATCCTTGACTTGTAAGATTTCCGCTAGTTCCGCCGGATGTAGCCTTTGCCAAAATTGACCCAATAGTGCTTCCAACACCGCCCGGATTGTTTGGGTTGTAAACAAGTGCTGATGTTTTCTTTGCTTGTGCCATTTTCTTAATCTCCTTTAATTAAAAAAGCCGGTGTTTCCGGCCATAATCAATTACTCTGTTCTGTAGTTCTTAATAAGGGATATCACACCCATTTTTTCAAGTCGTTTCTGGAACGCTATCGCGTTTCTCTTGTACTTGTATGCGCCCAACTGGACAATCCATAATGTTCCATCCGGCGCGGTATCATCCTCAAAAATATCGAAGCGCACCAAATCGTACTTCTCGATATAATCATTAATCAATGACTCTGCATAAGTTTTAGAAGTTGCATAAGCATATTGTGCGCCCTGTAAATGCTGAACCGCCAATATATAACTTTCTTCTCCGATAACATTATGCCAGTTTGGCTCTTTCTGCTTGCCAATTTTTCGTGTTGCAATATATGTGTTATGGTCGATAATAGATTCTTCCCACGAACCATATTTGCGCCACAAAGTATCTTTTTCAACGCGATATGTGCCATCCGGATTTTGCTCGTCGGCATCTTTTACATACACCGGTCCATTCCAATCTTCATTGCTCTTAATGCCGAAGATTGCGTTTGCGCGCTGTGCAAGTTCCGATGTTCCAAAACCAGATTCTTTCAACGCCTGTGCCACCACAACGGAAGGAATCATAATTCTGCGTTCTTCCCAATCCCTACGAGCAACTTCTCCCACAAATTCAATGAACTGTTCCCTTGTCATATTGTGGTTTTCTTTTTGCGTTTCTTCCGGGAATACCGCATGGTCGTATATCGCCTTGTAAATCGCCCTTGCGATAGCATCCGGACCGCCAGCAAGATTGTATAGGTCTACATCCTTCTGATTGTCGCAAAAACATACTTCTATCAACATGGACTTAGCCTTTGACTTACGGATTACATACAAACCCGTTCCGGCTTTTACGCCACGATTAACAAAACCCAAATCTGCAATGTTGCCACACACATCCAATGCGTCTTGATATTGTCTACCTTCATATGTATAAACTTCCACACCGTTTCCATTGTGAGATGCCGAAGCATTGAAGTGTATACTAATAAACCAATCTAGGTCCTGTCTGTTTGCCAACGCCACCGCCGCCGCCAAATATTCTTCCGATGTGTTTGCGCTATCAATAGTGCAATCAATCACACCGCAACCGGCAGACCGTAAATAATTCATAAGCGCGTGACCGACAAGCCTTGTATGTTGCGACTCATTAATAATGCCAACAGCACCCGAACCGGGACCGCTGACAGTATGTCCACAATTTACACCAATAACCATTTTTTACTCCTCTAATTCTGGAAGTCCGGCAACGCTTGTTAAGAGTGAAAGAACGCCCGCCAATGCAGATGCACTTGCCACCATTACCCAATTAACATCGCCAATTACTGCGGCTGTACCGATTGTTGCTACTGCGGTCTGTGCAACCGTCTTAATTGCTCTAATCCCCGCCGCTTTTAACCACTTAATCCAATCTTTCTTCATATCTTTTCCTCTCAATCTTTTTATTTAACAATGAGTTGTTCTGCGTCGTGCAGTCTGCCCTCAAAGTTATCCACTCTTTTGTGAAACGATTTGAGCGATTGTTCTGTCACAATCACTCTGTCTCTCAATTCCCCAACCTCATTACGGATGCTTCGCATTTCGTTTTTTATATCCTTTGTGTCGCTACCGATATTTTCAAGTTTGACAATTACAGTGGTAAGTTCTGTTGCGTCCTTCTTATCGTCTGCCGTCTTATTACGCTTCATATTAATTACCCCCATAAACACCGCGAAACTAACAGAAACAATGGTTAGTGCAATCGAAATTACTGTTAATATAGTTGATGTCGGAATCATTCTTATACACCTATTCTTTCTTAAAATATTCTTTGTTCGCTTCTTATCTGTTCTTCTACGGTCATGTTATACGGGTTTACCGGCTTGCATGACGCACAAAACAACACGCATAAAAGCAACAAGAAACACAAAATTGTTTTCTTCAAATCTCTTCCCCAATAAAATAGGACTATGCGAAATTAATCACATAGTCCTTTCCATTATTCTGTTACTTTATCGAAATACCTTGCCAAATCTTTCGGCTGTGCGTAAAGTCCTACACCGCTACTTTCTTTACAATAATATGTAATACCTTCATCAATGTAGTATTTGCCCTGTTCAGACACCATACCAGATACCCACGGAATCGGGTCGTCAATAGTTCCCTTATGCGCTTCGTCAATCGGCGTAAACAAATTGCTGTCCTTTGGATTCCATGTAGACTGTTTATTGTGCGGGGTTTTTACTTTATAAAGCACACCTTCATAGTTTACACGCTTACCTTCTGGCATTTCCGCGCCTTCTGGTATATCTTCCCACTCCGGATATAACACCTTTACTTCAAGTGCCTGTTCGTCGGTGTTGGTATCGCAATTAATTTCTGCTTGTTTAAGGATTGCTTTTAAAAACGCAAGCGTATTATCTGAAATAAATCCCATTACTCGCCACCCCCTAACGCTTCATTGATTTTCTTAATATCTTCTTCAACTATCACAACTCTATCTTCCAAAGACGGGGTTGGTTCTGGCGGTGGAAGTGTGCTAACAAAAACCGCCGTGTACGTTTCGTTTAATGTTTTCACTTCTCCGCTTTCTGGAATCTCCGGCATCCATCCGGTAAACTCATAATTCTCGTTTGCAACCGGAGTCGGGATTGATAAATCTTCGTAGTTCCATACTTCTTGAACAGTGACACCTTCAAGCACACCGCCGCCGTTCGACAAAAATGTTACTTTTGGTGTTGGTGGAACATACACTGAACCATCACATGAGAACTGCACACCATTATCAAATTCTCTATATACAGTAGTGTAGTCTGTATAATCCATTTTATCCCAATCTTCTTTCCCCTCGCGGGATAATTGGAATCCTTTTGTTTTAACCGGTACATCTCCAAGTATTTGAACAATGCTATCCGATATCCGGCTAAATGAAATATCATACTCGGTCTTTAGACCAACATACTTCATTTTCAACATATATTTTTTCCTTTCTCCGTTATAAAAACGGGCAATAATGGGCTATAATTCATTGAATAAAATATAACCCATTTTTATTCCTTTCTTTGGTTTTTAAAACGATAGTTTACTTGTAGAATTGGATGTTTGCAATCTTAGTTCCCTCATTACCACTATTCCAATTACCAGAACCAGCACTTGTACCAACGATTCCAAACCCATCGCATTTTATCTCGGAATCCAATTTAACAAAGGTTTCCGTGAATACATAACCGTTATTAACAACAGTAATCTCCTCTGCGTCGACATCTATCCACGAACCGTCTATTAAAGCCACTAATTTGAAAGTAACACTGGAAGTTCCGGAACGTCCAACACTCATTTTAATAGCATTGATGGTTGCACTCTTATTAAACTTGTATTTAATCTCTGGCGAACCCGTCACCCACGCAAACGAAGTAGTATTTCCGCAAAATGCTTTCCATGCTGGATTATCGGCGTAGAACGCAGTATTACTTACAACCTCCCCATATGGTGTTGTATTGCTTGTCATTGTCGGTATTAACGCTTCAAGTTGTTCTCCGTAGAATTGGAGTTCGCCAATACTTAAACTTGTGTTGTTTGTTGTTGTGCATAATAAACGATAATACAAGTAATATTCAGCGTTTTCAAAACGGTATGACCTAGATGCGCCAGATGCATTGTCTGTATTTGTGGTTGTAAAAATATCATCCCACGCCGAACCATCACTAGAACCTTGCAATATCATATCTTTTGGAGAGTTTACGGTACTTGATGAATAAATACGGTTTGCCACATACATAGCATTAACCCTTGTTGGCACTGTAAATTTATATTGCAGATATTCTTTTCCAGATGCAAAACCGCTACTATGATATGCGGTTGACGTATCGCCATCAAACGCCAAATACGCATCTTGACCGTTCGTACTATATGCACTTGCTTCTCCATAAGGCGCGGTGTTGCTCGTCATTACTGGCACAAGACCTTTAACTTGGTATTTCTCATCGCCGTAGAATTGGAGTGATGCCAATTCCTTATGCTGAGTTCCAACGCCAGTAAGAAATACAACTCTGTAATATAGATATTCTGTACTGTTGTTAAGGGCGTAACTATTAACACCGCCTGTTGCAACATTTGTATTTGTCAAAACGTCAGTAATATCTGTCCATTGTGAATCATCATTAGAACCTTGTACTTTTAACGTTTTTATCACATAGGTATTTCTGGTAGAACTGTTTTTCAAACTAATATATTTAACACACGTTGGTTTGTTAAAATGATATTTAATCCATTCTTCTGCATTTAATGAATCACTAAGCCAATTTGTGGCATCATTTCCGTCAAACGCTCTGAACGCATGGGCATTGTTGTTTGTAGTTGCATAATATTCTGTCTTTGCACTTGCTTCTCCATTAATACCCACATTACTTGACATCGTAGGAACTAATCCGAAAACTTGTGAGCCGTAGAATTGGAGTTTCTTAACACTTGCGTAAAAACTACTTGGAACTGTATCTGATATTTCTGCCCTATAATATAAATAATAATTTTTATTATCTATATGGATAGTTGCAACTTCGTTTGAAATATCTGAACCGCTCAAAAAATCCTTTTTAGTACATAAATCAGTCCAACTAGAACCGTCATTACTGCCTTTTAAAACAACCTTGCCACCGCAATCCCCACCTAAAATATCAAACTTTTTGACGTTTGTGGGGTTGTCAAACTTATACTGCAACCAGCCAGTTGTAGCATTTGAACCCCAAAAATTAGAGTTGTTGTTATTAAAAGCGTACCAAGCATAGCGAGATGAATATTCAGCATTTGCACTAGCAACACCGCTTGGAGTTGTATTACTTGTCATGGTAGGCACTAACGCTTTTGCATCACTCCATATTTCAGCTAAACCACTCATAATATTTTTTACATTGTTACCGTTAAATAAAACCTTACTAGGAATTATTGTAATACCTTTTCTATTAGCGGATGAACCGATAATAATTGTTCCCATAATCGCACCCCCCTAACCGATATACAGTGTTTCTGTGTCACTGTCATATGTATAGTTTGAAGTGCCACCTTGAATGTACAATGTGTCTGTTTCTTCGTCATAATAACTTCCGAAGTTTTCACTTAATTCTTGGATTGCACCGGCACCGACTGGAATTGAAGGGTCTGTTGCCGCGTCTACTTGTTCCATTGTAGTGAGTGCGTCAACTTCCTTTGCATTTGCCGCATCTGCTGTTTCTTTTGCTTCGTCTGCAACTCCCTTTACTTCATTAATCGCATCAACAATATTTTTTTCTGTTGTGTTCAAATCTTCCGATTCTGCCGACTGATAATAACTTGGCGCGTTCCCACCAAGCGCAGATGCGTTATCTACAATACCGTCTTTGTTCTTGTCATAAACGGCAGTAAACATATCTCCGCCACCGCCACCGGTTCCGCCACCACCAAGGGATGTGAATTTAACGGTTTTTTCTGTTGAGTCAACATCAATTACAATGTTGTCGCCCGCGATAAGTGTTAAATTATCTGTGTTGGTTGCCGTAACTGATTGCCCGCCAACAGTAATACTTGCAAACGCATCGCCAGATAAAAACTTGCCGTCATATAAAGGCGTTCCGTCCGCATCTTCTGTTAATTTATCAAGCGTCTTTTTGTTGTTGTGTAGATGTGCAACCGTATCTAAAACGGTCTGGATTGTTGCATCCTCTGACTCTAAACCAACAACAGCCGGCATTTTCGCGCCGATGTTTGCCGCCGCATCTGTCGCCATAAGTGATTCTACCAATGCGTTATACTTTGGAACTAATACATCCAACGACAATTCATCAAACTTTCTTTGCATATCTGCCGTACTATAATTAGGGGTATCTGGCAACCCAGTGACACCCCTATTTGCTAAATCTTCTTGTGTAATCTTTGGAAAACTCATATATAATTACCCCTTATAATTTCCGTTCTCTTGATATTCCAAGGCTATTGCAAACAATAAAAATGGCTCTTTTAGTTCTTTGTTCATGAATCTAAAACGGGCCTTGTCCACTTTCTTTATGCTGATTTTGGATGATGTAAGACGTTGTGCCTTATTACATGAGAATGAGAACTTCGAAAAAATCAAATTCTCAAACGATAAATAACGCCCTGTTGCATGGTCTGATTTTAAAAATCCCCATATACCGCGTTTCATCGCCCACACTTCAATAGATGTCGCTAACGACGCGCCAAGTTCCACACTAAGGAATCGGAATGTCTTGTTTTTGTAAAACAGTTTTCCACTTAAATCCGGTGTTTCCCAAATCGCTTCGATTGCTTGTCCATCATCGCTGTATGAATCCAGTGCCTCTTTTTCGGTGTAGAACTTATATATCTTTCCTTCTTTTGAACCAAAATACAATTCGCCTTTGTAAACCCACATACACCTTGCCGGAATGTTTGTAAGATAAAATCCGGCGTACTGTCGTGTTGCATATGGGTCGCTCTTGTCGGTCCTTAACGCCTGTAAGCCATCCAGAATGTATACAACGTCATTTACGCATAGCCAATACATATCATTAAACACACATGCGTATGCTTCTTCCAAATTCGGTTCGTCAAGCAATTTTCCATTAAGGAAAAACGACCTTCTTTGTGCATATTTATCGCCCGTGATATCCTGTGCTGTAATCGCATAAATGCCGCTTCTTGTAAGGAACATCGGTTCGGTTGCCAAGTACGCGAACGAGTTTTTTGCAATACTTCCCGCACCGTTTAGAGTGTTAATTATTCTAAATGCCGGCTCGTTATCAACCAAATCGCCTTGTCGTAATATAATGGATTGGTCCGCTTCCATCTCGTCTTTGTGTGCCGCTAAATAGTTAGAAATAATCGAATAACCAACTATTGCACTACCACTTGAACCAAGATTGGAATATGATGTATCTGCGTAATAGGACGGGTCCCACTGTTGCGAAAACCAGTCGTAAGAGCAGAAATCATCGTTTCCACTAACAAATAATCTGTCCTGTGCACCATTTACACCAAATCGAATACCGATTGTGCAATGGTTAATTCTATCCGCATATCCATCTACACTACGATATGCAACAATAGAAACGTTATCTTCTCCGGTTATTGGACTCTCTCCGGGCGCGTTTACAAAGGTTACAGTTCCGGCAGTTCTATCAACCGTAAAATCTGTACCCTCTTTTTGGGGTTGCCACTCTCCATTGGCATCCAAAAAACTTACTTCAACCTCTTTCTCGTCCAATTCTCCAAATGTCAAACAATATGTTTTGCTTGTACCATCCGATAAGAACAATTCTTCAAATCCCGGCTGTAAAAGGTTTAAATCTTCATACTGCGTTCCACCGCCGCCCGGCTCTTTACCAATAGTAAGTGTCGGAACATATGAAACGCTTTCCACGGTAACAACTTCTTCTCCGTCATATCTAAGAAGTTTTTTTCCATCCATGATGTACAAATATTCTCCAAACTGCCAAGCGTGAGATGTTGCGTCTGCGGCATCTTCATACAACTTTTCAGTTCCTTTGTATAAGTTAGTTCCGGAATGTACTAACGGTTCATCGTCGCCCCTTCGGTAGTAAAAACCGTTAATTCTTGCATCGTATTCGCTTTGAAGGCTGTAACCCATTCTCTTACGAACCTTGCCCGGAACATCACGAATCATATTAACAGCGTTTGGACTCTTGTTGTCGTCAACATTGGCCGGAGAGTTTGTGAAATCAACGCCAAGAAAAGTGTCCATCTGCATAACGCTACGTGGCACACTCTTTGGAATAGAAAATGATACTGCCAATTAAATCCACCCACTTTCACTCTTAATAGACTCTGCTTTAGATTCTCCTGTGCTACCTCTTAATCTATCAAAAGCAACCTCAAATTCGTTTCTGTACGATGTTGCGATGCTGATATCGTCGTCTTTGTAAAGTTGACTCGCCATATAAAGCGGCAACAATGCAACCACTTCTCTATCTAACGGCAATTCGTACTCATCCTCTGTTGCTTCTGTTATCACTTCCGGAAATGCGTTGTAGTAAATGATGTAATTGCCAGACAGTTTTCTGTCGATTGCAATTACCTTGTCGCCTTCTAACACCACATCATCCGTCTTTATGTACTGTTCGTTTTCCCCTTCGTAAAAAACCTCGTTGATTGTATAAAAGTCTGGCGTAATATCTCTAAGATTAAAACGCACTCTCTTTGTGTAATCTGGAACTAATTCGTCCATTTCATAAAGTGCTTTATACAACGCGATATTTTTTACTGCATATGGATATTCAGACTCAAACAAAACCGTTGCTTTGTTGTTATCCACATTTTCTATAACACCCTTGAATGGAGTGTATTTTGTCATGCTGTCAAATTCGATTTCTTTTGCAAATTCTCCGCAAGTAATTGTGGCTTTTCCTTTGCCGGTCACTTCGAAATAATATGACCTTGCGCCGTCTGCTGAAAATGACTTTTCGCCACTTACAACCGCGTGGATTTCTCTACCCATGTTATCGCCCAAAAGATTGTCTTGCGGATTATTAGCAATTTCAATTCTCTTAATCAGATATTTTCCGGCGGTAGAAAGCATCTGCATACCTTCGTTGGCCGCATACGGCATAGCCGCAATATAATCTGCGGTTGTTTCGTCTGTTGGTATTGTTGCCCCTTCTGCCGAAAACATTTTTTGCAATGTTGCTAACTTAATTTCTTTCCAAGTCATTTTATTACCTCACAAAAAAGGAAGAGACTGTTACATCTCTTCCACTTCTTCTGTCTTTTTCTTGCGGGATGTTTTCTTTTCTACGGGTTTTTCAACTCGTTTAGAAATGTACCCATTATGAATAACGGACTGTACTTCGTAGTACAGCCCGCCATCTTCAAAAACATCGCCGATTTTTAAACCCGGTTTAATCATCGCGCGTATTCTCCCTTATTACACTGTTAATGTAGTACCTTCTTTAGCACCACCTAAGATAACATGTGACCAGTTAGAGAATCCAGCAGAGAATCTTGCTCTACCACTCCAGATATAGTTGTGTGTATCAACATCAACTTCATCCTTCATTGTAAGAGGAATTCTATCAAAGAATAAGTTACCAAGCATTTCCTTGTTAGCCTGTGAGGACATAAGGATGTATGGTGCGCTGTCATCTTCTACTTGCCAGAATGGGTCTACGATTAACTTCCAAAGACCTTTCTGTGTGTTGACATCGTTAAGTTCTGAACCAACCATTAAATCAGTTCTAATAATCTTCTTAACAGTATCTTCTAATTCTGGACAGTTAGAAGGAATGATGATTGTATCGAATGTATATCCCATAGCGATACCGGAACTGTTCTTGAAGTTACGTCCGATGTTAGCAAGTCTGTTTAATACCTTAGAGTCTGTTCCGAACGCATTTGTAAATACGTTAGACTGTTTTAAGGCTGGATTCTTCTTTGCTGGATGGTCTGTTGCGAATAATGCTTTTCCATCGCCTGTTGTAGAATCTAAACCTGTTTTCTGGCCGAATGTAAATGTAGCGGCTTGGCTTGTTAAAGCGTTAGAAGCGTACTGTGCTCTTGAACGCTTGTAAGAATTAACGAAGTTTACAGCCTTTGCTTTCATCATATCAACTGCTGAATCTTCTGCCATTTCTGCTGTAAGAACGAATTTCTTCATAAAAGCCTGATGCTGAATTAACTTAGCAAAACCTTCCTGAATATCATCCTGTACTGCCGCTTCGCCTTCGCCTACGATTTCAAAATCTGAGAACTCTGTTAAGCCGGTTGCTTTTTCGCCGAACTTAGAAGATTTCTTTTCGTTGAATACCGCTTTTACGAACTCGTCTGCGTTATTCTTTTCTGTGTCTGTGTCCTGCATTACTGCGATTAACTGGTCTGACCACTCATTCCATAAGTTGTCGTTTAAGTTGCTGTTTTTGCTTACTACGATTGCCATAATAAATTGTCTCCTTTACTTTCTTGTTCTGTTATATTTCTCTTTCAGTTCTCTCATGGAAGCATCCGGGAAAAATGCTCGCCACTTGGAAAGTTCTTTTTCTGGAATGTCCAAAAGTTCGTCTGAATTTGAAACCCCATCTGTTGTTGATAAATGCGATTTACCCTTTGCTTGGTTAATCGCGGCCTGTTTAGATGCCTCACTCTTCTTTGAAATGAGCGCATCGAAATTTGCTAATTTGTATGCGTCCAAAAGTCCTAATCCGCTATTTACTAAGCGAACCAACTCGTCTGCATACGGCTGTTTTCCCAAATCATCAACGGTCTTAATATTGGAATCCAACTTTGAAATTTCTAAGATAGCAGT